GACGTCGCTGGGTGAAGCCGATTTCGTGGGGGGCAACGGCTCCCAGCCGTTCGGTCACGCGCTCAGCCCCGCCCAGGCCAAGGACCGGATTCAGGAACTGACGCGGGACAAAGCCTTTGGGGCCCGGTACATCGCCCACGATGCCGCCGCGATAGCCGAGATGAAGCAGCTGCATGAATTCGCCTACCCGACGGAGGGCGCATGACCGCCGAGGAGATGCGCCTGAGGTGTGTGGAACTGGCGATTCCCCAGGCTCAGAGGGAAGGCCACGGCGCCAACCGAAATAAAATTGCTGAAATCGCAACGTGGTTCTACAATTTCACCATCAACGGGGAGGAGGACAAGGGCGTGAAGCTCTCACCTAAGGCCCCGGGCAAGACCAAAGCGGACAAGGTTCCTCCCATCTTCGAGTAATCCCCGCGCTGATTTGACGTGTGGGCCCCTCTTCGGAGGACAAGCCGAAGGAAGTGACATTGGTCACAACTTTCTGTTTTTCATCCGTGGAGGAGCGCCGTGAGCGTCCAAATTACCACCGCATTCGTGCAGCAGTACAGCACCAATATCGCGTTCCTGCTTCAGCAGCAGGGTTCGCGCCTTCGGAGCGCCGTCACCGAGCAGGCGTTCACCGGCAAGGCCGCGACCTTCGTGGAGCAGTTCGGCAGCGTGACCCCGGTCAAGAACCTGGCGCGCAACTCCGATACCCCGGTCAGCGACGTCCCGCAGGATCGGCGTTGGGTCTACCCGCTCGACTACGACTGGGCCACCCTGATCGACCAGCAGGACCGCCTGCGGCTCCTGATCGATCCGGCCGGCCCCTACACCACCGCCGGCATGATGGCGATGGGCCGGGCGCAGGATGACGCGATCATCGACGGCTTCTTCAACAACAACTACACCGGCGAGACCGGCACCACCAACGTCGGGCACTTGGCCGCTTACGGCTCGGCCTCCCAGGTGGTTCCCATCGGCACCGGCAGCACCGCGGCCACCGGCCTGAACGTCGCCAAGCTTCGGTATGCCAAGCGGTTGCTGATGGCGGCCGAGGTGGACGACAGCGAGCAGTTCTACATCGCCATTACTGCTCTGCAGCATGACAACATGCTGAACGAGATCCAGGCGACGTCGATGGAGTTCCAGGACAAGCCGGTTCTCCTGGACGGCAAGATCACTCGCTTCATGGGGTTCAACTTCATCCACAGCGAGCGGATCCCGGGTGGCGCCAGTTACGCCGGCACCCTGGTCGCCGGGACCGAAGTGACCAGCGCGAACTACCTGGTTCCCTGCTGGGCCAAGTCCGGCATGGCGCTGGGCATGTGGAACGACATCGTGGCGGCCGTCGATCTGCGGGCCGACAAGCGCCGGTCCTGGCAGGTCTACGTCACCGGCACCTTCGGTGGCACTCGGCTGGAAGAGAAGCGCAACGTCATCATCCCCTGCACCTAGTTGATTGACGGGAACCCGGGCGCCAGGTCCGGGTTCCCGCTCCTTCTGCCCCCCTTCCTTCGGAGACCCCCATGAGCATCTGGTATTCCAACGAACTGACCGGCATCGACAGCAACCCGTCGGTCAAGGCCAACGTCAGCGCGGGCGCTGGCGGCCAGCTTCGACGCTACCGCGCCACCATCCCCATGACCAACCCGGCCATCGCCAGCGGCGACACCGTGCACCTTTGCCGGCTGCCGGCGGGGTCCATGTTCGCCTTCGGCCTGATCAATGCCTCGGCCACCATGGGCGCTTCCGCTACCCTGGCCATCGGCATCGCCGGCAACACCGGTAAGTACCGGGCCGCGGCCACCTTCACCTCCGGGGACACCCCGACTCTGTTCGGGCTCAACGCCAACGTGGCGATGGACCCTTACACCGCCGAGGAGGACATCATCCTCACCATCGCCGCGGCTGCGCTTCCCACCACCGGGAAGCTGGTCATCGACATCTTCGCCAACGCGGTCTAGTCCCCCCAGGCGGTTCATCGTCCGGCCCCGGCTCCCTGTGGAGCCGGGCTTTCAGGAGAAGCCAGATGACCAAATACTTCGTCGGTTGCAACAACGTCCAGGGTGTGGTGGACAGCGGCGTCACCATCGCAACCAGCACACAGACCAAGGCCATCGAGGTCAACATCGATGGCGCGCAAGTCACGGATAAGGCGACAGCGCTGCTTCTCCTTGAGAAGTTGGAGTATGCCATCGCCGCCGGCACCTGGCCGCTGGTGTAAGCCATGGCGGTCCTATACATCACCGAATTCGCATCCCAAGGCCAGGACGCCAGGGGCTGGAAGATGGTCGTCGCTGACCAGCCGCCGGCGGCCGAGCAGACCGTGGCCATTGGCGCCAGCTCTGTCCAGTCCAGCGCCTTCAACGCGCTGACCAAGTTCGTGCGGGTCAGCACCGACGCCGTCTGCAGCATCGAGTTCGGGACCAATCCGACAGCGACGGCGGTCAATATGCGCATGGCGGCCAACACCGCCGAGTATTTCTCCGTTCCCATCGGCGCCTCCTACAAGGTGGCCGTGATCCAGAACACTTAGGAGGCGGGTCATGCTGCCAGCCGTAATCGCGCCCCCGCCTGCCGTCATCAACCAGCTGGTGGACTTGATCGCGTTCGTTCGGAACATCGATCTGGTCAGTCAGCTGATCTCCGATCTGCAGGCCGCAGTGGCGGCGAACATCGCCACCGAGCAGGCCGCGGCGGAAGCCACAGCGCAGGCGAATACGCAGGCCGAGTCCCTGGCCACCCGGGAGGCCGACCTGGCTGCCCGGGAGGCTGCCTTTGAGGAGACGCGCACGGCCACCGAGGCCAAGGCGCAGACCCTGGCCGAGTCCGAGTCGAACCTGCAGGCGGCCTACGTCAACCTGGCCTCCCGCACCGCCGAGTTCGAAACCCAGGCCGCGGACCGGACCCGGGCCCTGGAGGTTGCCGAAGCGCAGCTGCAGCAGGCTCAGGCCGCGATCCAGGCGGACCAGGACGCTGCCACCCAGGCCAAGGAAGCGGCCGTCGCCAAACTCAACGCGGTTCGCGCCGCGGTGGAGGGCTAGATGGCCATAACCTACAACAGCACCCTCAAGGCTGACCGGATGACGGCGATCATCACCCGGCTGGACGCCCAGTCCGGCAACGCCATCTTGAAGATCGGCACGTCCGGCATGAGCACCCTCCTGGCGTCCATCACGCTGGCCAAGCCAAGCGCCACCGTCAGCGGCGGCGTGCTCACCTTCGCGGGCCTGCCCAAGAGCGCGACCGCGACCGGCGCCGGCACCGCGGCAGCCGCTACCCTGTGCGACTCGGCCGGAACCGTCTGGATCGACGGTCTGACCGTTGGCACCAGCGGGACCAACGTCATCATCGACAACGCCAGCATCGCCGTGAGCCAGACCGTCAACTTCAACGCCACCAGCACGATCACCCACGCGTAGGGTGGCCTGATGGCCGCCGCTTATAAGAATTCTTACTCATCGAATACGAGTAAGGTTGTTTCGTCGGTAGCAGTATCGGTGGGCGACTTAATCGTCGTTGGGTACGGGTCTGTAGCCGCTGTAAATACCGGGATAACCGTTGCCGATTCTGACGGAAATACTTATAACAGGGCAACCTACGTCGATTCAAGCAATAACGCAGCGTGGTCTGGATACATCTACTATGCGGTTGCGAAATCCAACGCCACCCTGACGATTACCGTTACCGACAGTACCAGCAACAGTCCGGCTACGTATGTGCATGTTGCGACGGGGTGTTTGGCTACCCTGGCGAGTGTGCTGGACGTTGCTGGAGGGGTGTCGGAATCAACCCGGGTAACCTCCCATACTGGTCCGTCGATCACTACTACCCAGGGTGGGGATTACCTTTTTTCCTTCTGGAATAACCATGATTCCGGGGGGACGATTACCAGCACTTCCGGATTCACTATCCGAAATAGCAACTACACCAGCCAATACGCTGCCAGTATGGACCTGGTTGCGGGTGCGGCTGGGGCTTACGGATCGAACGGGACAACTGGGTCCACTAGCACTACCGAAACCATTGTTACAGCTGCATTTAAGCCAGCGGCCACAACGTCGAATGCCACTCTGGCTTTCACTGAGGCGCCTGACGTCCCATCATTGGCTGCGGCAGTCGGTCTGAATGCTGCGCTAGCCTTCACCGAGGGCGCCGACGTCCTGGCCCTGGCCGCCTCGGTAGCGCTCAACACGACGCTGGCGCTCACCGAGGGCGCCGACGTCCTGGCCCTGGCCGCGACCGCGCCGGCGGGAAATGTCCTGGTGTTCACTGAGGGTCTGGATGCGTTCAGCCTGCAGGTCACTGTGTCGCCTTTGGCTGCCCGGGGCTCCAACTTGGTGTTTTCTGAGGGCGCCGATGTTCTGGCCCTGGCCGCGACTGCGCCGGCAGGTGTCGTCTTGGCCTTCACCGAGGGCGCCGATGTTCTGGCCCTGGCCGCGACCGCGCCGGCGGGCAGCGCCCTTGCCTTCACTGAGGGCGCCGACATTGTGGCTGGGACCGTGGTGGTTGCTGCCGGTGCCATTCTGGCGTTCACCGAAGGCTCCGACATTGTGGCTGGGACCGTGGTGGTTGCTGTCGGTTCCGTTCTGGTGTTCACCGAAGGCTCCGACATCGTCCTGCTTTGGACCGACGGGGGCAGCCCGGTTGATGCTAATATCACAACGGTGGGCATGATGTGCAACATGGGCACGCTACTGCTGAGGAGTTGAAATGGCCCAGTCTCAAACGGATTGTTGCAACTCCTGCCTCCAGCGTCTGGGGGCGGCCTCCATCAACGCCATCACCGACAATACCCGGGAAGCCCGGCAGTGCGCCATCGCTTACGACAGCAACCGGAGGTCTGAGCTGCGCAAGCATCAGTGGAACTTCTCCGTCAAGCGTTCGGTTCTCGCCCCGGATACCGACGCCCCCGCCTTCGGCGTCACCTACCAGTTTTCGCTCCCCATCGATTGCATCCGGGTTCTACTGCCGAACGATTCGAATTTGGATTGGGTGGTGGAGGGGCGCAAGATTCTGTCATCCACAAGCTCGGTTCTGAATTTGCGGTATGTCTCAGACGTCACCGACGTGACCCAGTGGGATCCTACGTTCTACGACCTGGTCAGCATCAGCATGGCCATCGACCTGTGCGAAGCGATCACCAACTCCACCAGCAAGAAGCAGGTTCTTTCCAGGGAATATGACCAGACTGTGCAGGAAGCCGCGCGGGTGAATGCCTTCGAGCAGATGGCCGAGGACGCCCCGGATGACGACCTGTGGCTGGTGAGGTATTGAGGTGGGCCGCGCAACCTGGACCCAATCGAATTTCAACTCCGGGGAATGGAGTCCGCTGGCCTATGGCCGGTTCGACATCGGGAAGTACGGCAACGGCCTCGGCACCTGCCAGAACTACCTGCCGACCCAGCAAGGTGGCTTGACCCGCCGGCCCGGTTTCCGGTATGTCTCGCCGGTCAAGAACAGTGCGGCTCCGCCCCGGCTGCAGGCTTTCCAGTTCAGCATCACCCAGGCATATATCCTGGAGTTCGGTGACAGCTACATCCGGGTCTACGTCAACGACGGCCAGCTGCTGAGCGGCGGGGTCGCCTATGAGATCGCCACCACTTACAATGCCACCGATGTGTGGCTGCTGAACTTCACCCAGTCGGCGGATACACTGTTTATTACCCACCCCAGCAAGCCCCCGCGGAAGCTCCAGCGCGCGGCGGCCACGACCTGGAACCTGACCGACTGCTCCTTCCTGGATGGCCCCTATCTGTCGGTGAACACCAGCTCAACCACGCTTACCCCAAGTCAAACCGCCGCGACCGGCGGGTCTGCCAGCTTCGCCACCAACGTCATGACCGTAACGGTGGCGCCTACCGCCGGCGCGATGTCCGTCGGGCATCAGGTGAAGGCCAACGGGGTCGTCGAAGGCACCACCATTGACGCTCTGCTGAGTGGGACCTTGGGTGCTATTGGGAGCACCTACCGGCTTTCCACTTCGCCTGGCACCATTTCCGCCGAGTCATTTTCCACCGTCACCCCCCTGGTAGGCGGATGGACGGTCACGGTCACGGCTAGCGCGGTGGCGGGAATTAACTCAGACGCCGGATTCCGGGCGAGTGACGTGGGCCGGAAACTCCGCATCAAGTGCGGGGGCGTCTGGCTATGGGGGAACATCCTGGCGGTGACGGATTCGACTCACGTCCAGTGGGGGATCCTGGCCACGTACAACAACCAGCTCCCGGTTACGGCCACTGCCACGGCCAATATTTCCGGCGGGTCCGTTTTTACCGTATCGATCGTCAACGGGGGCTCCGGGTACGGAGTCACACCGCCCACCGTCACCTTCTCCGGGGGCGGTGGGAGCGGCGCTGTCGCCTACGCACTGCTGACCAACGGAGTGGTTAGCAGCATCACCATGAGCGTCACCGGCACTGGCTACACCAGCGCGCCGACGGTGACGCTGTCGCCGCCGACGGGAGTGGTGGCATCGAGCACCACCTTCTGGCGCCTGGGCCTGTGGAACGCCACCGACGGCTACCCGTCTTGTGTCACCTTCCACCAGGACCGGCTGTGCTTTGCTGGAGCAGCCAACAGCCCCAGCCGAGTGGACTGCTCCAACACGGGTGATTACCTGAATTTCGCGCCGACCAACCAGGATGGTACGGTGGTGGACAGCAGCGCCCTGGGGCTCACGCTCAACTCGGGACTGGTGAATGCCATCAGTTGGCTGTCCTCGGATCAGTGGGGACTCATTATCGGCACCGCGGGCGACGAGTGGGTGATTTCGCCATCATCTACCCAGCAGGCTATTACCCCAACTAACTTGAACGCTTTCCGGCTTTCAAATTACGGTTCCGCCGCTGTAGCGCCGCTGCGGGTGGGGCGGGCCAATCTGTTCGTTCAGCGGACCGGACGCAAGTTACGGGAGATGACCTATGACTTCATGGTCCAAACCTTCAAGGCGCTGGATATTTCGCTGATAGCCGAGCACCTGACCAAGAGCGGGCTGAAGCAGATGGCGCTGCAGCTCGCGCCCCAGCAGGTGGTGTGGATCGCTCGACAGGACGGCAATCTGACGGGCATGACCTATGACAAGGACCAGGAAATCTGCGGCTGGCACAGTCACATTTTGGGCGGGTTCTCCGACCTGGCGCAGACCGTTCCGCCCAAGATCATCAGCGTGGCCTCGATCCCGGATCCCACCATCACCCGCGACGAGGTGTGGGCGGTTGTGCAGCGGAGCGTCAAC